GTACCTTTTCTTATAGCATCTTCTTCAGCATCTCTTCTCTTCATATAATCTCTATAACTTTCTTGAGACCATCCTCTGTCTTCAGGATTTATCCAAGACTCTTCTGATTCTTTGTCTGACATATTTTATCTCCTTTGAATTAATTACTTTAAGTGCGAAACCTCTTGTATATTCTGCATCCATACCTGCATTCTCACAGACATACTCAAAGTTCTCACATGTTACACCTACACTACAGAAGAACCAAGCACGAGCATTAGCTCTTTCAACACTTGTACGTGATGATTCTACTCTTGTCTTTTCTTTTGTAGCATCTAATAATGCTTGAAATATAACAGATAAAAATAGTAATCTTTCAGGACTACTCTTTTCATACTTGTCTATCTCTGTTAAGATTCCAAGATAGTCTTTGTCCATAGTCTAGTCTTCTATTGTTATCTCATCTCTAAATGTATCTATTAACATATGTGCAGCTTCGTCAGCACTTGCAGCTAACTCAATCTGTTTAATAAATTCATCAATCACTTGTGGATGTTCACCTATACCCACAGGATTCTCCATGTATATACGAGCAGTAGCTAATGCTTTGTCTCTTTTAGATTCAAATTCAGCCAATGCAGTATCATACATTGCTTTTTTTAGTGACATCTTTTACCTCCTTTCTTTCTACAGGTCTAAAAAATTTACCACCTATATAATTATTATAATATTTATGATTATCTGAACCTTCAACACAAGAAGTTAAAACATTATGTTGTACTTGATAAGCTAACTCATAATATTTTAAACTTCTTTTGTTTTTAAATTCATCAATTACTTCAAACTTAAAATTTTTCTTACCTAGTTTCTTTATATCTTCCTTTAAATACTTTGAAGAACCCATGTAAGATTGCCATCTTGATTGTCTTTTAGACTTACCAATTAAATATTGTTTACATCCTATATATTTTTTTTCTGTCTTCAAGTTAGTAATAATATATACAAAACCAAACTGTTCAAGATCAGGAGTAAAAGGTTTACCTGTTCTTAAATCTACCCAATGATTTTTTACCAATCTAAAACCTCATCTACGTTAGGTTCTTTAGCAACATTCGTAAGAAACCTATGACCTTTTGCATACTGAAACACACGTAATCCTTTACCTTGATTAGCATCACTCCAACAAGTACGCTTATGTGAACAATACAAGCAACCAATAGCAAGCTTACGATTGCCACTAGCTCCATCAGGCAAATCATCATAACACCTATCAGGTGGATTGTCTTGTTCCATAACTCCTTTAAGATAATCAATTCTTTCTTTAGCATTAATCATTTCCAATGAATGAACAGGAGTCAAACAAATGTCTCCATGTTGTTTATCTATAGCAAGAAAAGCAGCTTCATCTACACCATTGCCTTCAGCATAGGCAGAGATCTGTGCAATATAACCAAAAGGATCATCAGAATATAAAGTTCTTTTAGAAAACTTTTCAAAACTTCTACCTGATGCACTCTTACAATCAACGAGAACACCATCAATCATACAATCTTGATGTCCTTTTATTCCATTAACATCAATTTGTTTTTGTTGATCAGTTACTGTATGTCCTGCTAGTCTACAGAATAATATTAATAAGTCTTCTAATAAATGTCCATATAAAAACTTAATTCTTGTACTAGGTTCTAAAGGTTTAGGTTCATCTTTAGAATGTTTGTCATACCATAACTGTCTAGTAGGTTTACCTATAGCAGATAGTCTCAAGTTACGTTTCTGTGTAGGTTTCTCTTTTAAAAACATTCGTAATGTTTCTTTGACACTCTTTGTAAAAGAATCTAAATGCTCATCTATTTCTTTGTCATTTAAATCTACCTCTACAAGAGGATCAAATAAACCATATATATCTTTCACTAAAGTATCTATTGATTTCATAATAAATAATGGAGAGATACTCGTTCAGTAGCACCTCTCCATCCTTTCATTGGTTAGTTAGAAGCGAAGGATAATTCCTCATCAGATTCATTACTTACGAAGCCATCAGGAACTACTTCAAAAGCTTCCTCTGCATCAGCATCTGTGTTGTAAGGTACTAAATTAGTTACCTGAACAGCACGAAGATCAGCAGAAACTCCAGAACGACCTTTGAATTCCCATTCATATGTAGTATAAAGTACATTAACTTCTGAACCATTACCAATTAATGTGCCAGACATATTACGTTTGCCTGCGTCAACAACTTCAGGTGGTTTGTTCATGTTTCCATCTTTACGTCTCACTTTACGTTTTACTGTAACGAAATCACCTCTGTCGTCATTCTTATTTTTGATGGATAGACCATCAGCTTTAGCAATATCAGCATTCTTTTTATCAAGATTACCAACATCTATAGACCACACACCATCACTATCGAAAGTGGTGTTTGGACTTGTTACGCTTGCCCAATAAGCGTTTCCTTTAATAACACTCATAATTGTGTTCCTTTCTTTATTATTAATAAATGAATTATGACACACCTCAACATTTTTGTCAAGAGTTTTTTTCATAATAAATGTTTTGCTCAATTTTAATATTAAACTCATCTCTATTCTTGAGATAAGGTCTTGCTTTCCTTGATAACTTCTACCCCATGTTTTGTATTCAGCATCTTTATAACTCTCTACTCTGGTATTTTTATCTACAACTTTGTCAGTTAATTCTACCAACTCTTTTGCATAGCACCATACGTAGTCATGCTCTCGTTCAAATACAAAGTAATTACAGTCACCATATAACCAACCTTTATTACCCATTGTATTTTTAAACTCAACAACAATCCATGTGTCATCAAAAAACTTATTTTTATTTCCAGTTCTTCTAGCTTTTACATCTACACTAACTGTCTTATTATCTTTTGTTAGATAGAAATCTATATGTTTAAACATATTCTCTTGGTCATTTGCTATACCAACTGAATAACCATGCTCTTGCACAGTCTTTATAAATTCATTCTCTACTTGTATACCACGCTTAATATAATTAGCATGATCTTTTCTTCCTTTAAATTCTTTTACTAATGTGTCTGTGCCCATGTTCTCCCTACCTTCCATTCATTATCCAAAGGACATTTCATGTGTAATTGTTTCTCTGTATCTTTCATAGCATCTTTTGTTAGCTGTCCAAATCTTTTAACATCTTTGTTAAGGACTTCAAACTGATACTCATCATGTATAGATGCTACAAGCTTTGCATCAACACCTATTCTTCTGATACGTTTAATCATATTGATAAGCCATACCTTACACACAACTGCACCTGCACCTTGTATCAAAGTATTCAAGGCACTATGAGGACTACGTATATGTAATAGTCTACCATCAATACCTTTAATCATACCTTTACTTGCAGCTTTTGTAACAGAATCTCTTACTCTTTTCAGAGCAGGCATACTTGATAAGAACTTATTAATTAATTGTTGTCCTTCTTTAGCACCTGCTCCTACTATCTGACCTATTTTAGATGCACCTGCACCATACATAAAGGCATAGATAAAGGTCTTTGCCTGGTCTCTGTTAGTTAATCCTGCCATTTGCATATTGTGTGTATGTATATCACCTGTCAATAATATGTCTGTAAATGTAGCATCATTCATTAAATGTGCTAGACATCTCAACTCTAATCCACTTGCATCAGTTCCTACTATGGAATGAGTGTAAGGATTATCAACTGTCCAACAATCTCTACACTCTTTTCCATATGGAGAACGAACTGCAGGTATCTGTGCCATGTTAGGAGAGTGATGAGACATACGACCAGTAATAGTTTTAAGAGTCATAACTCTACCATGTACTCTACCATCTGTGTCATCACATGCTTCTATCCATGACTTAATCTGTGCGATACGCTTCTGTAAAAGAAAGAATCGTGAAAACTTTTTTGCTTCAGGAAGTTCTATAGTATCCAGAACTGCTTCATTAATAATTATATTTCCTTTATCTGTATGTTGTTTAGGTTTCCAACCTAGTTCCATTAATCTTTCTGCAATCTGTTGTCTTGATCCTATATTAAATGGTATGTATTTTGTTTTTGTTTTCAACTCAACAACTGTAGGATCAAAGTTAGTTACTGCCCACTTTTCTAATTCATTAGCTTCATCTCTTAACTTATTATATAAACTCATAGCTTTCTGCATATCTAAATAGAAACCATTCTTTTCTTGTTGATCTATAATCAAACGTACTTGATGCTCAAGATACACAGAAGATTTAGAGAATCCTCTACCTTCTTTTTGTAATACTTCAAATAGTTTATGTGTAATATTTACATCTTGTTTACAATATTCTAACATGTCTGGTGTATATACTTCAAAGGTATCTACATCTCCTTTAGGCATAGCTAATTTATTTCCCCATGCTTCCAGACTATGACCATTATCTCTCATGGGATTGAGTAGTTGTGATAATATAAGTGTATCCACTATTTGATGTGGTTTAATGTCAGTACCAAGCAATCTATTAAGCACAGGAGCATCAAAAGATATTCCATTATGCATAATAAATTGCTTAACACCTAGTGACCAATCTCTAAACCCATGTAGCAGGTCAGGAGGAAAAGGATAAACCTTACCTGTATCTACATCTTTAGCCACAACACAATGAACCTTTGTGGGATTTAAACTATCTGCTTCTATATCAACTACTGCTCTCATCTGTTTTCCAATCATACCAATACTCATTATATAATATCATGGGAGTTCTCTCACCTACCCACACATTTAAAATATTAAATTGAGCAAAATCTTCTGCTTCTTCCCATGTCATACCATCTCGTTCTCTTAATATTTTACATATTACACTATATGAATAAACATGTAAAGGTTTTTTTCCATATTGTTCTCCTATACCTATAATAGCATCATCAAAACCATCTATGGTCATAGCTTCAGCATCTAGTCCACACCAGTTACACTCTTCACCATCACCTACTTCCATTTCAGTTTTCTCTACGTTACAATAATGTTTCCACATTAGAATGGTATCTCCTCTTCGTTATTATTATCATCTACTTCATAAGGATTGTCAATCTCTTTCATACGACCAGTATCTTTATCATAGAAGAGATGTGTAGCTATACCAGTATCACCAGTATATCTGTTCTTTAATATACGTAGTGTTGTGGTATTAGAAATAACATCATCTTCATCTTGCTGATTTCTTTCTAAAGCAATCACACTATCAGATAGATGTGCAATAGACGCACTACCTCTCAAGTGAGACAGAGTTACCTCTCTTCCATTCTCATGTCCAGTATCACCTGCAGGTCTACGTAGATGTGATACCAATAACAATCCTACACCTGTCTGCTCTACCAGAGAACGTAGCTTTGTCATAAGAACATCAATAGATTTTCTTTCATCTCCTTCTTCCTGTCCAGATACAAGTATAGATAAGTGATCAAGGAATATCCATTTACAATCCAATGCTTGTGCCATGAATCGTACTCGTGAAAGTATCTCGTCATTAGAAATAGAACCAAAGTGATCAAAGGCAAAGAACCTACCACTACCCATAGTATTATCAAACCATGTGTCTAGTTGGTCTTGACTATAGTTCTTACGTATCTCATTAATATATAGTCTAGCATTTGCTTCAACAGACATGATATTAAATGCAGTATTCTTTGTACTCTCTTCCAATGCAAGTATACCTACATTATCATTTGTATTTCTTAACATATGATACATAAGTTCACGCATAATAGAAGACTTACCCATACCTGCACCACTTGTAAAGGTAATCAACTCACCAGTACGCATACCATAAGTCTTATCATTCAGTTTATTCCAAGGATATAAACAAGTCTCACAATACTCTTCTTCAAATAATGTAGACTTTAAATCTTTTAGATTGACTATACCTGCAGGAGTATAAGGTTGTGCATTCCACCATGCTCTTGAAAACTCCTCACGTTTACTAACCTTTAAGTATTCATTCGCATCTTTGTATTCCATATGCATAATCTTACACTTGTTAGGTGAAAATAATTGTGCAACCTTTTCACTTGCTTCTCTTCCTTGCTTGTCCATATCAAAAGATATAACAATATTCTGAAAGCTATCTAGGTATTCAAATGCTTTCTTACAATCACGCAATGCTGAATGAGCACCTGTCTTAACAGATACACATGCCCACTTACTACCTAATAATTCATAAGCAGACATAGCATCTACTTCACCTTCAGTAATTGTAATGTACTTACCATTAGGAGCAAAGATATTCTGACCAAACAATCCTGCATCAGTCATACTACCTTCAGTCCACATGTTTTTTGTAGCCACATCTCTTACCTTGTTTGCAATATTATTACCACCTTCATCAAAGTATTTGTAGATGTGGTGTGTGTTCATATTACCATTGACTTTAACATCTGTGTTATATTTTTGTGCAGTTTCTTTTGATATACTACGTTCACTCAACGCACCTAAAGTTCCTACAGTTTTTATAACACTTTCTGTTTTCATTGGTATAACTTTTTCTGCTTCCATTTTATTTCCTTTGCTATTAAAATGTGTACCACATACAAAACAATGACTATAACCTTCCTTATGTTGTACGTTGCCATCACTTGATCCACAATTAGGACAAGGACCTCTGTCTAACCATTGTTTATCCATAGTATTAATCCAAATCATCTAAAGTATTATCGTATAAATCTTCAACAAAGTCAAGCTTATCTTCCATTACTTCTTTCGTATCTTGTTTGGCTAATGATTTAGCTTCTCCTATATCATAACCTTCAGCAAGATATTCTTTTAGAAACTCACGATAAACTTGACGTTGCTCTCTTTCCCAAAGTTCTTTACTAGTCATCTTTCCTCTTCCATGCTTGAGGATCATCAGACCATACATGATCTGCCCAATGCCAAGGATAAATATCCCCATGCATGTCTGGCTCATCAGATTTTCTAGGTGATATGCCATATAAATCTTTCATATCATCTATTAAATCTAATAGTTGTTCTATTTCCCAGGCAGTTATATACTTAATGCCTGACTCTCTATAACTATTTGCAAAACTATTACCTGAATTAAAAATATCAAGTAAACCTTTCTTTTGTTTGGCATTTAAAACCATAGCCACTTTTTCTTTAACTTGCGTCTTCATTATTTTTTTCCTTTCGTTGTTATAAGCATCTGCTTCTTTCTTTAACCAATCAGTAAATGTATTAGCCATTCTTATCTTCCTTCTCTATGTGTGTTGCATCTGGATTTTCTACTGGCATTGCCCACCCATCTGCAGTTGTAAACTCTTTATCTAATCCTAATCTATTACGCAACTCATCACACTTTTCATTTAATTCTTTTATTCTTATGTGTGCATCACGCAACTGTCTTTGTAAATCTTTAACATTCTTTCTTAATATTTCTTTTTCTGTCATCATTGCACTCTCAATATTTGTAATGTTTCGTTGTCTTCAAATGGATCTATGCCAGACATATCATTTCTGTCTAGCAATCTATCGACATAATCTCTCGCATCTGTTTCTGTTTTAAAATACATAACATCTCCTGAAAATGTAGCTAATGGTTCTAATATAATATCTTTATCTTTTGATAAAAAACATACAATATAATTATTAGTTACTGTCATGTTCCTACCAATCCAAACGTACCTAAAAACATCAGTACTATTAAATACATAAGCCATAATAACACAATGTATTTACAAATGTCAAATAATATTTTAATTATTTTATTTATCATGCAACTAACTCTACCCACTCTTCTCTCATATTGTGATAGTCATACCCTGTCCTATATTTCTTATTAGTATACCAATCTGGTGCAGGTCTACTCTTATCCCACTTGGCTATGTCTTTCTTATCATTCACATAATACTTTCTGTATGCTAGTACAGCATCATCAAATGCACACTTGTATTCATCTGGCATACATTGTGGATGTGGTGTTCCACACGTAGGTTTATATTGCAATGTACCCCAATCTGTTTCTCTTATATCCATAATAACTTGTTGACATTTATGTATCTTGTTATATCTTCTGGTATATTCAAAGCATAACTCCATACCATGTTGTACTAGCCAACTAAAATTATCAGCACTATCTCCTGCCCATAGTGTACATGGGTGGTTCTTGTGTGCTTCTTTGTATGGTACTTTATCTCCTTGTCCATGCCTATGAAACACAGAACACAACATCTGTGCAGTTTCCAATGGCATCTTTACTATGTGCTTATCACATTGCATCTGTGCAGATATGACAGGGCATTCGTCTAATACAAATATGTTCATACTAATCTCCTTCTAATTGTTCTAAATTAAATTCTACTCTATCTTCCATACTGTTGTCAACCATTTCTACATTTCTTATATCGTCTTTAAAATAACCATAGCATTCTAACTCTTGATTGCATTGCTGTAGTTTAAATATTATTTCTTTTACTTTCATTACACTTTCTCCTTTATATTGCTACTTCTGATAATTGAATATCTAATTCATCTGCAATGTAGTATCGTAATTCTGTGTAGCAATCATCACACATTAACTTATCAGCATAAGGCGATAAAACATCAGCAAATTTGTAGTGTTCTTTTAATCTTTTATTACTTATTAAAGTCATATCTTCTTCTATATCTTTATTAACTTTACAATGTTCACAAGTTACTATCATTATATTTTCTCCACTTTAATTTCCCAAGCAAACTCTCCATCATCATCATGTGGATCTTCAAATAGTATAGCATCATTTCCATAGTCGTCAAGGAAATTTATATTTATTTCTAAATTGTGAGATTTTAAAAGTTTATTTATGATACTCACTCCATATTCAAAGCCATTAGATTTATAGCTATCATTGAATACTATCTCTGCTTTATCAAATTTTCTTTTCATCTGTGTAACACTCCCATTTTAACTAACACATCTAATTCTTTTTGTGTCATCTCTTGTACTTTATGTACTGATATGAAATCACAATTATCATCTTCGTATATATTAGTATCTTCATCAAAGTAATTTTCAAATATTTCTTCTTCTATTCCTTCAGCATACACTTCTCGTATCATATCTTTATCTGTAATAGACTCACCATTCTCATAGTGTGCTTCACCATAATCTTTAAACCATGAGTAATCATATAATTCACAATCACCATATTGTATTTTAAATTTTACAAATATCATTCTTCATACTCCTTATCTAACATATAATCTTTATACATGCCTTGTATTTCTTGTACTATTTCTTCCACAGTAAGTTCTTTATTAGCAAGTCTGCCAATCAAATCTGGCAACCACTCTAGGCAATCAGAACTATCACCATGCATAAATCTATGACCTAACCAATGTCCAATCTCTTGTGGTGTTAATACAGTTTCTTTAATCATTATACATTCTCCTCATCTAATGCTATGTTATCTACATGTTCATCATAGTAATCTAATGTATTCGTATCTTCATATTCACCATCATAAAACTTTTCTTCTGCTTCTTTTTTATTCTCTGCCTTCACTATATATTCAGTAGTTACTGTTGCTACTGTTATTATACTGTAGTTATTCATTCTCAATCTCCAATGCTTTCATTACTCTAGTAAGTTTCTCTCTATCACGCAACAAGAGATTAAAAGTTCTTAACAGATGATACATATCCATATCACCTACATCTATGTAATCTTCTAATCCTTCTGACCAATGCGATACATCAAGAATATCTATTATATCAGAGGGAACTTTCTTGTCATCTATTGCGTGTATTATATCTACAACTTTATCAACTTTCATATTTTTCTCCTTCACTATATTGTTGGTTATCTAAATCTGTAAATCCTTCTTCTAATTCATTAGCAAAATCTTGTAACTCTGCCAATGGTATTTGTTTTATATTACTTACTTTGTATGCATCAAGAGCCATGCTCTCAACTGATGTGTTCACATCTGCATATGTTTTATATTTTATTTTAGTCATTATCATTCTCCTCAAAAAGTTCTGGGTTACATTTAGGTTTACAATCATCACATATCCACTCACCATCAAGTGTTACATGATACTCTAAAGTTTTTTCATCACACATATCACACTCCACCATCTGACATTCAGCACACATGTAGTGATCATCTGCAGGTATGCGATTAACAAATCTGCCAGAGCCAAAGCTTGTATCTTCACCACATGATATACAATCATTAGGTTTAAGCATCTTCTAATTCCTCTAACATATCAATAGCATCACATACATTATCATATGTTTCTACTGCTTGTGTTTCTGCGTCTTGTGCCAACTCACTTGCTTGTTGTGCAACATTCAAAGCATCTGACGCATAGTCTTTTGCTTGATATAGTTTATCTAGTATTTGTTCTTTAGTCATTCTGATCTCCATTTGTTGTTAATAAACTTCCAATGTACTTCATAATTATCACCACAGTAAACCACTATGTGATGTTTGTCAAGTTTTTTCCATGAGCATTTATACGAAGACCATAGGTTTTTATGGTCTTCTATGAATTGTTTAGCACTCATGCTATTCTTTTCCATTGTGTTCTCCTTTCTTGGTTTGCTCCAAAGTAATCACTAATCCAATCACCATGTCGTAGGTAATGATTAATCATAGTGATATAACCTTGAACATTTTTTAGTTCTGCCTTTGCACCTTCAATTCTTGGTGTTCTATTCGCAAGTCTGCGTAACTCTGGCAGTTTTTCTTGATTTGTTTTGAGCCACGAGAGTACATCATCTGCATTAAATGTTGCACTCTTTGGTAACTTCAATACGCTTGGGTGTATCTGTGATTTGTGCATTTTATTCTCCTTAATATGCGTCAGCATGGTTAGTCGTATGTTCTTCCCATACCCATTCCAATTCCTCTATAACTTCTTGTTCAGTTAGGTTTGG